TTTTGGGCGAGGGTGTCTGACCACGATAATCTACGATTCAGCAGAGGGGACCCTTCTTTTAATACAACTTTCCTCGTTGTACCCAATATGACTGCGGAGAATTGAACTCCGTTCACACCTTTATAAGAAGTGGGCCTTAACCGTTAGGCGACAGTCCCTCAGGATCCTTCGTTGTTCTGTTCGGTGTATATTCGTATGAGTTCATCATCTGCAGGCATCATCACTGCTCTCTCACCCCTATTATTTTCCACTCCTATTGTCTCACCATTTTCAACTCTTTCCATAAGAGTTTCCCAGTTCTCTTGCCAGTATTCCACGGAGTAAAAATCCATAGTTAGTATATGTATGTTATTTCCACAATCCCAATACAATCAATAATCCTTGAGCATAAAAGAACAGAAGAACTGACCCTATACTAGCACTAATGATTGTAGCAGTCTTGTTGTGTCTATCTATTGCCTCATCAATCATACGCTGACACTCTTCTTTTGTAATAAAATGTTCTGGTTTGATTTCATTCATACGATGAGACACTTTTATCGAACATCAAAGTCCAATCTACGAACTTTACGTCTTCTTCTCTCTTCTTGATAGAGAAGTTCTTGCGTAGAAAAATGACTATCAAGTTTTCTCTCTACATTATTGGTTACCATTACAACTTTATCCAAGTCAACTGCACCAATTTTATCATCCACAATACTCATTTGATTGGGACAACCACAGAACTGAACTTTGCTAGTGCTTGTCAGTTCTTTTCTACACTCTTTGCATCTGATAGTAATCATTAGACATACCTTGAATTCGACATGCTCGAAGAGGGGATCGAACCCCCGACAACTTGAATGTAAATCAAGTGTTCTACCTCTGAACTATTCGAGCGAGCACTACACTTATCCGTATGCTATATGGGCGTCACACCCAGTATACTGACAGTTTGTAATGGAGCAAAAAGAAAGTAACCAACTCTCTAGATCACAGTGTGGTTAGCACCGTCGCGGGCGAGCTCATTCCCCGTCGAACTCCCCCGGCAGGAATCGAACCTGCAGTCCTACGATTAACAGTCGTTTGCATTACCGTTATGCTACAGAGGATTATTATACTCTTTCTTTGTTTTGAAGTAGAGTTTATAATATCTCTTCTTCATTTCATTAAGAGTATCCATATCATCTTGAAACCCCATATATTTACACATTTGGGATGATCCTTCTAACTCACTAATTAATCTTAAAATGTTAGCAGGATGCTTCTCAAGTCCTCCAAAATCATATTGTGACATAATAATAGTTTGGAGAAAGCGGAATACCGGAATCGAACCGGTGACGAAAGGTTGGAAACCTTTAGTTTTGCCTCTAAACTAATTCCGCAAGGCGGGTCAGGAGGGACTCGAACCCCCAATCAACGCTTTAGAAGAGCGTGGCATTATCCATTATGCTACTGACCCATATGGTAGTTCCTATCGCCGCTAACCCTGAACTACCAAGGAGGTTACCGCAGTGGTCTCTCAACCACCCCTTTATTGTAGCAGACCTGACCCAGATTGCCAACCCTCTTGGAAGGTCTCTGAACCACCACCAAGAGGTGGAATAGGATCTAATGCAAGAGTAGTAGCTACATTCTTTGTGGCAATCTCATACATCAGTTCATGGATGTTCTCTGGTTCCGTTGTCTGTACTGACCACGAACCGCCAACACCTCCATCCATATTGACAATAATATCGTCACTAGGATCTTCAATAGATTTTTGATATTCCATTTGAGTTTCTGTCAAGATTGGTTCACTAAACCATTCATCATATGATAAGAAAATTGGTGCTGGATAGGTCATGATTGCCAGTGATAGTGGAAAAAGTTACCTTTTCGATCACACATTGGATCTTCTGCTACGACACGATATGGTAGCATACTCTGTCCTTTAAAGTCAGTCCTATCTCCAATAATGCTATATGCTTGTAGGAGTTTAGAACGACCAAGTTCAGATTTAAATTCACTTACCAAAGCAGTGGGTGCAACAGGTCTCCAGTAATCAAATCCTTGATACTGACCAGGAGCATATACTACATCAGCAACAGTGTTAGGGTAGTGAGGAGATCTAACACGATTGAGGATAGATACTGCCACACAGTACTCATCCATAGTGTTGGGTCTTGCTTCAACCTTGACCGCTCTTGCGAGATGGTCATAATCGATGGCGCTAAGTGCCAGAATCGTTTCCAAAATCATAATAATCTTTCTTGTAGTACCTGCCTAGGACGTTGCTATTGTAGTAGGCAGGGGTTCCATCTGTCAAGCCCTCTGTCAGCACATTATTCAAAAACAACTGACGGGTCTCTTCATAGTTCACTTTCCCAGGCGTTTTATGTAGGCTCAGTATAGTTCTCCTAAAGGATTCCCTTCCGAACCGCTTAACATCTTCTTTAAGCTCTGGACAACTACCGTAGTATTTTCTCCAGTCACTTTCAGTCGTAACTCTCCTTGGTTTGGGATTACTAGCTGTAGGTCTAGGCTTTCGTCGTTGCCAAAAATACTTTCTCCCAATGTATTGTCGTTGGTTTGCGAGATTGGTAATGTTATACACAAAACCGTGAAAGTCCCGAACAAGGCTCCCGTCAAAAGGGACGCCATTATATCTCCAGGGATTGGGGTACTCAGGGTACTCTTGATTTTCTTCCACATGATAAAATTTCATCTACCATATTTAGTGGTTCCTCATGGAACCACCAATCATCTATCTTCTTTGCTTCAACTTTAGAGTTGAAAACCTGAGAAGGTATCTTTTTTGACATCTTGTTTGATTCCGCCGACGACATAGGATTCAACTTCTGTTTCTTGTGGAGCAACTTGAAGACCTTTAGAGGAAATCCAGTGTTGTGTCCAAGGCAAAGGATTGTTTTTGGCACTTACATCGTATATGGGTTCAAGTCCAATACCTTTCAATCTCCTGTTAGCAATCCATTCAACGTACTGCTTAAGTAGAGTATCATTCAAACCAATCATTGATCCATCGCGGAACAGATAGTCTGCCCACTTTTTCTCTTCATTGACTGCTTTCTTAAACATCGCATAGACCCACTCTTTCTCTTCCTTGGCAATCTCTGCCATCTCTGGATCATCACCATTCTTCCACTTATTCAGAATATTCTGTGTGATTGCTAGGTGTTGATTCTCATCTCTTGCGATAAGAGAGATGATCTTTGCGGATCCTTCCATGAGTTTAAGTTCACCGAAGGCGAAACTACAAGCAAAACTAACGTAGAACCTAATACCCTCAAGAATGTTAACGTTGGCAACTGCTCTGTAGAGTTTTCTTTTAACATCTTTGCGAGTCCAAGTAGCGGATGGTGAATCTCTAAAATCACTTTCCCACATTCTACCAGTGCCCCAGTCTTGAGCACTATTGATAAAGTCATCATAACTTTCAGTTACTGACTTTGCTCTATCCAGAATCCTACTGTCAGTAATGATCGTATCAAGAACCTCACAAGGATCAGAATAGATATTTTTGATAATGTATGTGTAAGAACGACTATGGATCATTTCCATAAATCCCCACACTTCCATACAGGCTTCCAGTTCAGGAAGAGAACAATATGGAATAAATGCCATACCAGGTCCACGACCTTGAACAGAGTCAAGCATAATCTGATACTTTAGATTAGAAGTATAGATGTGCTTCTGTTCAGGACGCAGAGTATGGTAGTCGCTTCTATCTTTCTGAAGCGAGACCTCCTCGGGTCTCCAAAAATATCCTAACTGTTGAGTGGTAAGTTTTTCAAAAACTGGATATTTGTATGAATCATATCTTTGGATTCCCAGAGGTTTACCAAAAAACATTGGTTGTTTTTTGGTATCATGGGGTTCGGGATTAAACACCGTCATTCCCTTTACGTTATTAACACTAGTATCACTCACTGGGCTAACCTTAAACTGCACAGGATTCACACTCTCCCTCCTCGGCTGTACTTAAATCGTCTAATAAACTTGACAAGTTTGACTTCTCTTCATGATCTTCCTCCACCTCATCTGTTTTGATGTCGTAGGTGTTCTGATAGTAAGAAGTTTTCCATCCATACTTATATGTAGTCAGGAGGTCATTTGCCATCTGGGATACTGGCACCTCATTGTCTGAATAATGTTCGGGATTATACGACCAGTTACCAGATATACCCTGATCAAAGAATTTCTGCATCACGGACACCACATTTATGTACCCTGTATTATTAGGCATATCCCATAACAAAGTGTAACTATTTTTCAAGGAAACATACCCAGGAACAATCTGCTTAAGAGGTCCTTTCTTGGATTTCTTAATGGACAGATATCCTCTAGGAGGTTCGATTCCATTGGTTGCATTTGACACAACGGAACTGCTTTCCGATGGCATCTGTGCGGACAACGTGCTGTGTCGCAATCCGAACTCATTGATAGATGCGCGAAGACTCTCCCAATCATGATGATATTCTTCCGAGGTAATTTGATCTACATCTTCCTTATATGTATCAATAGGCAAAATACCATCAGCATACTTGGTGCGACCAAAATATTCACAATGCCCTTTCTCTTTTGCTAGTTGATTAGAAGACTTGAGAAGATAATATTGGAACGATTCGGCAAGAGTATGAACAGCATCCCATGCCTCCTGATCCCCATACTTAAATCCTAGTTTCGCCAAATAATGTGCCAAACCAATGAATCCCACTCCAAGTGATCTTCTCGCCTTTGTGGCAATCTCTGCTGCCCTTACAGGATACTCCTGGTAGTCAATTAGTTCCTCCAGTCCTCGGACTGACAAATCACATAAATCTTCTAGTTCAGCATCAGATCTAACCTTACCAACATTAACTGCTGAAAGAATACACAAGGCAATCTCACCAGGCATTTCCTCATCAATATGGTTAAGTGGATCAGTCGGAAGAGTAATTTCTTGACATAGGTTACTCATGTTCACCTTGTCTTTGAAAGACGAATGTGAATTACAGTGGTCAATATTCATAATGTAAATACGACCTGTCTCTGCCCTCTCCTTTAGCAGATTTAAGAAGAGTTCCTGTGCCCCGACAGTCTTTCTTGGAATAGACTCATCTCGTTCAAACCCCACATATAGATCATCGAACCTATCAGTACCAAAGGCGTCATACAAACCCGGTACGTCATGCGGTGAGAAGAGGCTAATCTCTCCATTCGCAATGAAACGCTCGTAGAAAATCTTTGATAGTTGGATTGAGTAGTCAAGTTTCCTCACTCGGTTGTCTTCTGTTCCTTTATTATTCTTAAGAACAATGATATCTTCTATTTCCTGATGCCAGATGGGGAAGTGGACTGTTGCTGATCCTCCACGAATCCCATTTTGCGTACAGCATCGTACAGTTGATTCAAACTTTTTAAGGAAAGGAACAACGCCAGTGTGCTGTACTTCTCCGCCCCGGATCTTACTGTTGATCCCACGGATTCGCCCAGCGTTGATACCGATACCAGCCCTTTGTGCGACATAACGGCCAATGGCCATATCACTAGTAAAAATACTATCCAGGGTGTCATCAACATCAACCAGAACGCAAGACGCAAACTGCCGGAGCGGGGTACGCACTCCTGCCATGATGGGTGTTGGAATGTTGAGTCTGTGCTTGGAGACCGCATCGTAGTACCGTTTGACATAGGACATCCTTGTTGCTTTGGGATAGTCCCGAAAGATAGTCAACGCAATCATGATATACATGAACTGCGGAGTCTCGTATACCTTTCCAGCACTCCTGTCTTGCACTAGGTATTTATCCACAACCTGACGCAAACCAGCGTATGTAAAAAGAAAATCACGCCCATGGTCTATGAAAGTTTCTGCTTTCTTAATTTCTTCCTGTGAGTATTTGACAAAGATATCTTTATCATACAGTCCATCATATGCTTTGGCAGTGATATGATCGAGCAATGAAGGCAACTCCCTCATCTTCCCAAATAGAGACTTCCTAAGCGAGAATAGAAGCAGTCTAGCAGCAACGAATTGATAGTTAGGATGCTCCAAATCAATCAGGTCGCTAGCACTCTTAATCAGAATCTCTTGAATCTCTCCTGTCGTAATACCATCATAGAATTGAATACCAGAGGTCATCTCAACTTGACTCGCAGACACACCCGCAAGACCCTCACATGCTTCTTGTACCATCAGATGCATCTTATCAAGGTCAAGAGATTCAATTCTCCCATCTCTCTTCTTTACTTTTGTTCCGTTGCTCATGTCTTCTTCCAGGTGGTAAATTTTAACTTTGCTTGTAAACCAGAGTAGATATTTGATTCTACTAGTTCTTGAATCTTATGTCCAGCGAGGACCATATCATTAAGATCCTTCTCCCGAATATTAGATGGCCATATGACTACGGAGTCGCCACTATCGATTGTTCTGCCGATTCGATTGACAATCTCTCGATTGCGGGGTTCGTTATCATATATCCAAACAGGATTGCTGATACCCCAGTTGCTAACATCAGCGTCAGCTCCGCACATAGCAATCGCGTTTGAAAGGAACGTGGAATCGAAAGGACCTTCAGTGACGTAGACTGGTTTATCTTTTCTGATATTATCCAATCCGTAGAGTTTTGGCGCATCATCATCCAACATTATGGTTAAGTATTTAATAGGGTTCGTAGATAGGGCTCTACCTTGAACTCCTATAAGTTTTGAATCTAGAATAAGAGGAATGACAATTCTTTCCTCGCCAAACTTCACATCATTAAACGTATCTGGTTTGATTGTATTAACAAACCCTTTGAAGTTTTCGGCATAAAAAAACTTCCCATTAAAGATTGCTCTAGATTCCAGATACTTCTTTGAGATAGGCACAGAGAAAGCGTCTGGAAGGTCTATACTGACCTTCTTTTTGAATTTAGGTCTGGCACTATCTACAGTTGCGAATACGTCCTCTGGACCCTCTATAGGGAAGTTCTTTCCTGTCTTTCCATCCTTGAACTTCTCAAACGTATAGTGCTTATGTGATTCTGGATCGACACTCTTTAAGAAATTACTAAACGATACACTGATGCCACAGTTATGGCATTTGTAATTTGTATTGTTCTTTACTCGATACAAATATCCTCTTGCCTTATTCTTCTGTTTCTGTGAGTCACCGCAAATAGGACAACGAAAGTTATACAGATGCGGTTTTACCTTTTTGAATTTACCAAGTCTTGATGATATAAGATTGATGTATTTCACATCAACATGATCCATGCGTCAACCTTCTACATAACTACTCGTAATTTTAATCTGGGATTCCGGTGCTGTCAATACCTTTGTCAATATCCCTGCGTTATTCATGACGAATGATGCGACCACCACGGCACCTATCGCCATCCAGACTCTCTTCTCTAGTTGGCGTAATCTTTGATCGAAGCGGTCATAATCCCTGTCAATTTTATCACGGAGTTTGTCAATTTTAATAAACAATACTTTGTCAACTTCTTCCTGCTTTGAAATTCGCTCTTCATGAATCGCGAGCATTCTACTAACTGTTGTATTTACCTCAGATAGTTTTTCAATTGCAGCGTCTATTCGGAGAACAATTGGTTTTAAATCCTCTATTTTTTGTTCTAGTACAGCAATCTTAACTTGATCGTCCATCTTGGGATTTGAAGTAAGGATTAAAGTCCATTGCTTTCTTTTTAGCTTTCCTTGCTGATCTCTTTTCTTTTCTGTTCATCAAGTCTTCAATTGCCTTTCTTACGAACTTATTACGTCCATCAAATTTCAAATTAGAATCATAACCAGCAGTTGGACCTTTCGCATTAGAAGACGCACTAAACCCACCAGATCCCCCAGGAGGATTTGCTACCATGCCTTCCTCAGAGACACTGAACTCGTGGTACATTGCTGTGCGAAACGCATCAACGAACTTGTCAATTTTTGATTTCTCCATTGGTCATCCTTTCTAATTGACTTTGTATTTCCTGATCGCATTCAATTTCATGAATATAAGTATGAGGATATTCAGGAAGACGGTTTAGAAATACAACAAATGTTTTTACATATGGCCAGAGATCTTTTTCAATTTTAAAAAAGAGCATTGGCGTAGCAGCGTTGCCGAAGATATTATAGAGGATGATGAAATGATTGATCAAGAGATGAAGTTTAAGTTCATTACTTGTTCGATATCGTTTTAACAACCTCTTAATATATCGAAAATGATTAAGGTCTTTATCGAAATCTTCCTTTGTTACTGCTTGAGGATTTTCATAATGTTTAATAGCAAATAATAGAAAATTCCTTTCTGTCAACTCATCAAATCTCATTTATCAAGCAGGGGGGTATGTGGGAGTATTACCTGTTTGGATACCGACACCAGCAACAAGGACTTCTTGCTTAACTCTCAATTGTCCATCGTTCTGAAGGTAAGTGGTAACACCAACCCAACCTGAGTGTGCGACAGCATACTGACTACCTTGTGCGTTAGCAGCAGCGGTAGATCCGATACCATAAACATACTTGTCATAACCAGTATAGAGAGAATTCTCACTAAATTCTGGATTGGTTACAGTATACTTAGGAAGTTCCGATACCTGGAAAGTAGTAGCAGCGATTGCTACGCCACTCAAACCAATTGTAGAACCAATAGTAAGTGAAGTATTTGATGCAACACTAATAATAACTGCATCACCATAATAGGTGCCTGCTTTATCACCAATTCTAATTACCATGCCAGTTTTGGCGGCACCAACATTTCCAAATGTAGTGCCTGCGCCAGTAACTACTCCCGTAGAGTAATCAAGGAGGACTGTACCGCCTGCCCCCACATTATCCTTATTGCCCCAAAGTGCCATGTCTTTGCCCTAGATAAAAAAACTTTGCTTCAAATATTTATAAAAATAGGAGACCGTCCGGTCTCCAGATGATTACTCTTCTTCTCTTGTTTTGATTGCTTTTGATACAACTTCAAGCAGTTGATCGTCCATATCAGTCTTAGTTAACTTAACTGCTTTAGCAAGAATAACAAGACAGATCTCAACCATCTTCTCACCCAGTTCTTCATTCTCTGGAATTTTATTAATGGCATCGGTAATAATTTTTGATGCAAGTGGAAGTAAGAATGCGAGCATAATTAATTAGCAAGTAAACTATATATGAGTCAACCTCTTAATTGTGTCTCTAACATAAAGTCAGTAAACTTTTTCTTGCTTGATTCATCCATCCTATTTACAAAGGTTTTGGAAACAAACTTACCATATTTCATTCTAGTATCTTGTTCTTTATGACGCTTCTTCTCATCGTCATAACGCTTCATCAGTTTGCGATCTGAATAATCAATTGCTTCGCCCATGCCACCACCATCGCCGTTACCGCCGTTGCCGTTTCCATTACCGTTCTTATTATCGTCATCATCAACGGTATGTCCATTCTCCTTACGAAGCATTCCAGCACGACCTACAACTTTAAATCCTTTAGGAATTGGTTTACATTTTTTGTCAGTGTAACAATAATAGTATCCTAATTTACATTTTTTGGATTCTTCTTCTACCTTATTAGGCAATCCTTTATGTTTGGTTCCAGCAAAATCTTTAGCATCTTTTTTCTTCATAGATGATGCTGCCTTCTTGACTTCTGGTGATGGGTTGGTCATCTCACCTTTTTTAGTGGCATAAACCATACCCATAAACCTTTGTTGTGCCTTACTTACTGCTGGCATATCACTTCTTCTTGGTATCCATGATGGCACCCTGACCATGCTTGGCACGGATGCTTGCCTTTACTTTTTCAAGTGCCGACATCCCATCATAGGGTTTCTTTTTACCAGCAGTGTTAGCAGGTTTAGGTGCTCTGTCATATCTAACATTACCATCTACACCACCACGCTCCATGCGGCGATCCTTCAAAGAATCTTCTGTAGACTCTTTCATCTTCTCACGCTTTGCCTTTGCCTTCGCAAGAAGTCTATCACGGGCAGCATCTCTTTCCGTCTTAGGGATAGGAGTTACAGCACCAACCTTCTGATCAACATCACCAGGAGCATATCCCTCCGAATGTCCCATAGGCAGTCTGCCTTGTTTTTGCATTTGGATTCTCTGTCTTGAAAGCATTTGCTGCTTTCTCAACATTTGCTCTTTGTTTTTGAGTTGCTGTTTCTGCTGAGTATTCATCTGACCAGTAGTTGATCCTGCTTCCTCACCAACAGCAGCAAGGGCAATCTCCTGAATATCTTCTTCGGTCAACTCATATACATCAAGGACTTCAGCACCGATCTCTTCAAATGCCTCCTTCATATCAGGGTTAATGATAATTTTATTGTTGACTTTCTTTTCTTTAACTTCCTTGGACATTTCCGTGTCCTTCTTTGCTTTTGATGAAGGGACATCAGCAATCTCACGGATTTCTTCTCTCCAGGAAGAGTATCTTTCGCTCAATCCGAGAGATTGTTTGACAGAAGCACGATCAGTAGCAGTCACACCAGAAGCACTACTCATATAATCGTTAAATGCTTTGAAGAGGTTGCCACCTTCCTTCCTTGCCTTATAACGAATTGCTTTCGTTATCTGCCTAACACGCTGTTTAGATTCGTCAGGGGCATTACCCTGCGCCAGATCTTCTTCAGAAATCATGACTTTCTACTTTTTCTTATACTTATTTATGAATGAGCGAGCACTTTTGCCATCATATGCTTTTCCACCTGGTTGAAGATTCTGACCACCATCTTCATGTCCAGGTGTCATATCAGTAGCATACTTAAAATACCCCTTGGTTCCAATCAAAGTATTTGCTTTGCCGGGAAGTCTTTCTTTCTTATCCATCTTGACTTCACTATATTCTTTAATGTCTTTGATCCACGATTTGAACATAACATTATCTTCTGTGACACAGATAAGATAGTTAGTTCCTCTACGGACAATTTTACCGACCAACCCAGTATTAAGATTCTCCACTAGTTGATCAATATTAAAGATCTTTCCAGTGATATAATTCTCTCTTAAATTCCTCCAGTCAAACTTTGGAGCAATCTCCCATAGACTCCAACCTTCCTTAACCTGCATCTTCTTACGAAGAGTCATCATCATTTTCTTGGCAGTCTTATCATCAATAATATCAGGAACACCCTTTCGGTATGTTTCAAAATCATCAGATGCTGCTGCTTTTCTCATCTTGGACGCCGACATCCCTTCAACACCCTCAGAGTCGGGATCTCTTTCTCCAGCAGATACAGTCTCCACACTAGAAAAATCATAGAGTTTACCATTATAATCTCCTGAGAGTTTTTCAAACTCCTTAACCCTGTCACCACCAACCACAATTTTAACACTTGAATGTCCATCGCTATACCCCTGTTTCAAAACATCAAAAATAGTCCTTGAATTGGGATCATTAACAATGCTCTCCGAATGATCGGGGAACATCTGCTTCATGATATCCACCTTCTCATCAGGGTCATATGGATTCTTCTTATTATCCTGCGATCTTGATGGATATATTTTTAAATTTCCTTTACCTGCTGCCTTTTTAGCAGCATCAAGTAACTTCTTATGTCCTACTGTTGGAGGATTGAATCTTCCAAATACAACTGTCAGAGGTCCAAGGTCTTCTTTAGGAGATCCATCTGTCCTCGTAGGCACTGGCATTCGTCTTGGACTACCATCTTCAAAACTTCCAAACTCTGACGCTTGCTCGCCGTCTTCTGGAGGAGCGATTGATTGCTGTTGAGTTGGTTCAGGTTCAGACTTAGAGGTTGTTGTTGTTGATGATTCATTTTCCTTCGCAGAATCTTGTTTCTGATTTACAAGTTCAAGTCGGCCGCCTTTGGTTTTAGCCGCAAGTCTACCATTTTTGTCGTACCAATTTCCATGACCATCGCCAGTTAGTCCGCGACGTTCCGCTTGATCTGAAGCATTAGATGTTCTTGCTTCTTTTAAGAAATTAAAAAACGACTTCATTATTTGTTAATCCTCATAAAAATATTTAGTATAACTTTCCGAAGGGTCCAAACTTATTACCCTTCTTAATAGCAAGAAAGACCATATCAGTCCACACCTCAAGTTGATCTTTCTTGGGACTAATCTTATAAAGAGCATTCAGAAATGCCAACTGCATCAACTTTGAGTTAGCAACATATGGTTCTGTCAAGAATTTGTTCTCTATATTAGTGACAAACTCATCACTGGTATTAATATCTGTATCTGCTTTTGTACTAACAAAGTTAAACATCGTTATATATTCTCTCTTTTTCTTTCTAAAATCATCAATACTCTGAGGATAGTCCCTGTTTGACTTGTTAAAGTCTTGACCAGCATCCTTCAATAGTTGAACAACCAGATCAACCTGTGCCTTACCACCCCTAGCAGCACCAGCACCAATCTGTGTCGCTTCCCATTTCAGATTAGAGAAACTCTTAGAATCATTTGCCTTGATCTGGAACTTGTATCCTTGACCACCAGACTTTGTAAGTTTGACTACAGTATCTTGAGACATATTAGCATCTAATCTAATCTTTGAATCAACATTAGGGAAGTTATAATCATCTCTTTCTTCTAGTGTGAGTTCCTTAACGTTAAACTCTTCCCACTTTGCCTGACTGCCTGATACCTTTTTAAGAGAAACACCAACAACAATCTTCTTCTTGAACATTTCTCTCATGATCGTATTCAACTCTTCAATCGTTTGAGTTGTTTTTGATCCAGAGATATTATCCTCAATTACTTTTGTCACCGAAGCGACACTACCTTTAATGATCCACATGTCAGCGGGATCCCAGTTATCTTTCTTGGTGATACCAAACTTTTGATTGACTAGTTGAGAGATGTAATCCATAAAGGAACCAGTTCCACTATGATCAAATACATCAAACTGTGCGGAACTATACAAGGAAAACATCTTCACATGCTGTTTGTGGAATACTTCCATCCATTCAAAATCAACAGATGGATATACATCCTTTATGCCATTCATCGTGACATCATCTTCCATCATCTTTTCAACAGATGGCCAGGTCTTATTATCTTTCAGTACACGCTCAAAGACATACGTTGATGCTTTCTCCTGCATCAATGTTGTTTTGGCATCTGCTTTCTTTCCACCCAGTGGTTTATATTGGATGAGAGCACTTTTCAATTTACCTTGATTTTGAAAAGGTACAATCGTAGAAGGAAAACTAGATCCTGGCATCTTCTTCGAGCTGTAATCAAGTCTCATCTTATCAAAGTTCTCATGAATCTGAGCAGCAAGTGCCATTCTATCAGGTGCAGAGAAGACATACTTCATACGCACTTTAGATGATTCATCCTTCGTTTTGATAGAAGGGTCTTTTAAGAATTTCTCAATGCCAGTGAATACATCGCGAGGTGTATTCCTTGAGATTGCCATCAGTCACTCCAAGAATTTACAATCTCTTTAAACTTTTCTAGTTCTGTTTCAGAAAACTGTACACTTTCTTTCTTGTATTGGGGATGATCGTCCATTTTCATGCCACGCTTCTTTTCAAGACGTGCTTTACGTTCAGCAGTTCCCTTCTCGGGATTAATGTCACGAACACCTTCTTTCATGGTGCAGTCTGTTTCCTTACCATGCTTGGGACAATCCTCACCTTTAGCATTGTAAGCACAGGTATCTTCCTTCACACCTTTCTTACCCATGGCTTTTTTAATGGCCTTATCTTTTGAACCCATGTACTCATCGGTTCCAGATTCAATCTTACCATCACCATCATAATCTTTATCTGCTTTCTTCTCATAGATGGCAGTATAAGCATCTGCCCATGATTCCCTCATGGACTTCTTTTTCAGGTTTGCTTTCTGCATCTTCAAGTATGATCTGTCCTTAGAACCCATACGGGCTTGACCCTGTGGTTTCTCAGAACCACCAGCGGGATTAGAACCAGTGTTCTTTGCTCTGTATGAGTAGTTTGCACCGCTACCCTTGGAGTCACCAGAGATCATCTTGCCTGCATTAGAACGGGAATCCTGATACTCTTTCTCAGACTGACCGTGCTTACCCTTATAAAGTTCAAGAAGACCTGACTTTACATTAGCACATTCCTTTGCTACCAGAGCACTATGATGTCTTTGAACTCTCTTGTCCTGATTGAATCTAGAAGACCAAGTTTCTTGTAGTTTCTTTGATTCTCTATACTTAGCAAACGACTCAAGTCTATTTGCTTTGGATTTAATACGATCAAAGGTTTCAACAAACGCCGCAAGAAGTCTAGAAGTTTTTCTATTTCTACCTACGTTTTGACCTTCCTGAAGAACTTCAGTTAAAATATTTTCAACTTCATCCAACTTCATTTCTTCACTGAATAAAGTCTCACATACTTCTTCAGCAATTTCACGAAGATCGTTATCAGTAAGAACACCAGTATTCATCTCACTTACTACATCTCTGACTGAGTAATACTCCTCTTTTGCCTCAGAGTTATGGACAGCGGCATACGCTCCCATAAAGTTTTGCATTGCTGAAGACATCTTCTTTACACATTACTTTTTTATATTTATACCGTTTAGATGCTTTCGTTCCTCAGAATACAAAGAAGAGGGATCAAAATAAATTTCAATCCCCTTTTGTATCTCGGGATATAACCAAACATCCCAGTCATTAAAACAATACTTCCAGTTAGGAGGGTGAGTTACACAAGGAACTATTAATGTAGTCCATAGTGCGAATCCATAACTGATGATTGTATTCA